CACCTGGATCGGCACTTTGGAAATGCTGTTGATATGTTTGGTCAGTATTAACTGGCAATACTACTAACGTGCTATTAGGGTCTTTTTTAGCATTAGTTAGTGTTACTGTAGAAAGAAATGGCTGATCTCCTATACCAGCCTGACTTTGTAAGGTACTTACAAATTCAGCATAAAACTGATAGTTTGGTGGCTGTGATACTTTTCGCGTAATACTGGCAGGATCTGATTCGTTGCCTTCCGTATCTACGGTAGCTAACCAATAAGTATACTCTGCTGCAGCATTTTCAGTTACAGTTGTAAAAGTACCCGACTTTTCACCAATATATTCTGCAGTAGCCCATGCAGTGCCCTTTTTAATAAGCACATGAGATATAGGCAGTGTACTAATTGGTGGTAGTTCCCAGTATAGCAATACTGTGTTATCAATTACCTGTGCGCGGAAAGTATTAACATCAATAGGGTTAGGTTTCTGTATTAATACGTCAAACTGTCTCCAGTCTGAATAATTTGATATCAAATTATCTTGTGCACGTAAACGAAACACTCTGCTTCCTGGCTGCCAATTGGCTGGCAGTGTTATAGTGTTTGACTTAGTAAACGCTACTGGTGTCCAGATTTCTGGACTCGTACTGCTACGATACTCCAATTCATACCCATTTAAACCGAATATAGGTTGTACCTTATCCCAAGATATAGTAACAGTTGCGTTTGTTAAGCTAGTATCTTGGAAGCTAATTTGAGGGGTATTAGGGGTTGGGGGCTTTGCCAATGTATAAGTTATTGCTGTTGAAGCAGAGGAGCTGTCTCCAGTTGTATCTGTTGCTCTTATATACCAAGTATATGTACCAGAAGTCTTACCTAGTAAACTAATCGGCGCGCTTGTAGCAGTTCCTGACCATAATACGCCGCTCAACATATCCCAGTTTTCGTCGGTTTCTCTAATCTCATAATCGTTTATAGGCAGATATCCTTTGGCATAAGCACTAGGAGCGGACCAACTTACTATAATATTAGTTTCCTGTTGGATAGGTGCGCTGTTTAATACTACTGGCTGCGGAACATATTTTTCTACAAATACATAACTTGACCAAGCACTAAGATTGCCCGCTAAATCACTGGCGCGTACACGGATTCGTGCAGTATCATTCACAAAAGCTTTGTCTGTCCACAAAACTTCTGTTTCTACACTAGTAGAAGAAACTTTAAAAGTTTTTGTAGTAGCAATTGGGTTAACATACTGTAGTTCTACTGTGTATTCGCCAATAGGCAGTGCCCCACTTACAGGTGTACCGGGTAGCCAACTAAATATAGCTGTGGTTGTAGTTTTTGATCTGCCGTATGCATAGTCTATATTTACTGGAACTGCAGGCCCTGGTAGAGTATATGTTACCGCAATCCAGCTAGTACTAACGTTTCCTACTACGTCATAGGCACGAACATAGTAAGCTGTTTCTATACTAGCTGCTGGCAACTTCGTTGTACACGTGGTAGCTGTTCCACGGAATACTAACTCTGCGGCTGGTAGCGGTTCTGTGGCAAGAACTCCTGATACACGTCTTGCTGGTTCTACGTATACCTCATACCCACCAATATCACGCTCTGGTGAGTTGGCCCAACTTAGGTTAATTGTTAGAGCTACTGTATCTGTAGTTGGTGATGATAGCCCTGTCACTGGTCCAGGTCTTGAAGTCTTACCTATTACAGTATGTACTATTGGTGAGCTCCACGGACCAAGTGTACCTGTTTCAGTTATATATCTTGCGCGTATCTTATAAAGCACACTGTCATCTACACCCTCTAATAGTACTGAACCTGTTCTAAGCGGTGTTATAACACTATACTGCCAATTTTCATCGTTGTCGCTGGCTTCGTCGTACTGTACTTCTATGTGAGATATAGACTTAGGTAAATCTTTTGGATTATTATAAGGTACACTTATATTTGAAATTAGGGCACCACTAGAAGTTGTTGTAAGTACACTTTCGTCACTTACTATATTTGCTGATATTAATACTGGTGTCTCTTTAACAGTATCAATTAACTTCTCTGGTACTATAGTCATATTAGGATTATATGCAGGTACTTGCACATATTCTTCTAATACTACATCATATATTTCGGGACTGTAATCTGTTAGCGTAATTTTTGCAGTTGTATTGCTGGATGGCTCAATAGACAGCACTATAAGCTCTTGCGAATCTTGCTGATTTTCACCAATAATAAACAAGCTATTGGCTAGTGCCTCTGTTTCTGTAAACGGAGTTGTTACTGTAATTTGTCCATACGTACCAGTTGTAGTTATATCAGTTAAATACTTAGTTGTTAATAAGTTATTTTTATCTGCGTTACGAACACGTATTACATAGGACAACTCTGCCTGTAAATAGATAGGCTCATCTAGCTGAATCGTAGTACTACTTAACTTATTTTTTATTCTGCCACTACCTACGCCCCATAGCGGAACGTCATGCGCTACACGTACAAGATCGCCGCGATTACATACTAAATATTCAAAATCGGTGTTTATTGTGTATATTTCTGGACGTAATTTTAACTGAAGTAGGTGCCATGCTGCGTGAGAAATTGCAACCCTTCGTGCTGTTATACCAGGAAGTGGTAGTTCTTCAATTACTGCCGCAGTTTCTTCGGTGTATCCAGGGTTATAAACAAGTACCTGATCGTCTTGGTACGACAGTAACTCATTTTTAAATACTACGCGAAATGCATCTGGTATTCTTGGCAGTGCTTTTACAGATTCAAATCCCCAGCTATTATGCGGCGTAAACATCTGAACAACTGCTGTTCGTGGTCTATCAATAACGACTGTCCATCTACCATCCAACATTGTTGGACTTGCTCTACCAGCAGCAGCTATATCACGTAATACGTCTAAAACGCTGCGTTGCGAATCCATTACCATGTTGAAAGTAAGTATATTTGCCTCGCAATACTCATACCAGTCTCCCAAACCTACATAGTCTATCTTATTAGAACTATTAGCGTCTGGCACTATTCTAAACATGTTAGCTGGATGTGTTAATACATATAGAAATAGTGCGGCAGGGTTTGAGCTAGGTCCAAAATCAGACCAACTACTAGTTGCGGCGTTCCATCGCTGACATAAAGTGTGTACTACTCCATTAATACCATCTAATCTGCCGTTAACGTTATTAGTACTTTCAATACTAATAGCAGTTTTTGCTAAGTAGCATCCTTTTGGATTTACTGTAGGTTTACTAGTACTATTATACCCTGTTAAAGTATAAAAGTATCCCTGATGATAGTTTCGGTACTCAGGCTCATCAGCACCAGGCTCCAAATCAACAGTATCTGGATTTGTGCGCTTTACTCGTACTGCATAATAGCCTTTTGGAACAACAATTTCTTTTACATATGTAAAAGCGTCTTTGCGCTTATAGAACGGCTCTCCGTCACCGCCTATAGAAACTACAATACCTGAAGCTGTAAAACGCACTCTGCCACTAGTTATTGTAAGTTTTGTTCCATATAGTCTACTAACAGGTAGCTCACTACCGCTGCTCCAGTCATCGTAATACACCGGAGTATTTGTTAAGTTTAGGCCGGTGTATGAAAAGAAAGCTGATGATCTTAAATCTTCGGTAGCAACAACAGTTGTCCAGTTGAGACAGATGTTGTATATTGGTACCGCTCCTGGAGGTAGCTCTCCCAACCTACTTGCCGTTCTAGGAATACTTAACTGCTTAGAATAGCTTTCAAAGTCGGCGCCTGGAAATACGGGACTATTCTTGTCTTGTTGTAGGCCAGGATATCCTTTTACTACACCAAGTTGTCCAGAAGGTAGTATGTAAAAAGTATGCCATGTATATGCTGCCTGATTAGTGCCAATTGTACTTGAAGTTCCAAACTCTGCTTCATAGTATTGCTCGTATCCAGGTGATACGTAGTATGAAGATACTGGAAGGTCAAAATCAGTCTGAGGAACTGAAATTTCTGATTCCCATGTTGCTGGCGCATTAGGGTACGCTAGCTTAGAAATTTGAATATCAGCAGTAAACTGTGCGGCAGATACTGCTCCTGCACCTTCGCCTTTTAGCCTAATTCTGCGGAGACCTTCTGGAAAGTGAAGTGCTATAGCTAGTCTATCACACTGATTACTTAAGTATTCCTCGTACCAAGGGTTTACTGCATCAGGAGGTAGTTCGTCTGGATTATATTGAGTAGCGTTTACTAACTTAGCGTTTGGACCTTTTTGCTCCGCATCTGTGGAGTATATAGAGTCAAACTGTGTGGTATCCTCATCAGGAAAACCTTGCAAAGTAGCAGCCTTCCAACCACCATACGATGATAGATCACGTGCACCAATCTGTATATCGCTTACTTCTAGGGGGCCAAATCCCCATACTAGTAAGCTATTTAGCTTTGTTTTTTCGGTGCCTACATACTCTACGATTTGTTGCGCACCTAGTGGTGGAGTGATACGCATACGCCCTAATACAACAGGAATACCAGTGTATTTTGTTATTTGATTACTGCCACCATTAAATAAATTAGCTGGCCTTGGAGTTCCAGGGTCTGTTGGTGGTCGTATTGGAGCAATAGCATTTATTAGCAGAGATCCAATTAGCTGAACACCCATTCTAGCTACCATTGTCCAACCACTACTAACTGTACTAGCTGTAGCACCAGCTGTACCTATAGCACCACCAGTAGCACTAGCAGCTGCGTTACTCAATGCAGCTCCAATTTGTGGACCAAAAGTAACTGCAATATAAATTACTGCAATAAATAACAGTAATCTACCAACATCTTTATCAGCTAAAACTCTGTAATCTACTTTATCTCCGGCTGCTACAGTAGTTGTAGCCCAGCGATCCTGTGGTATAGCCTCGCCGTTTAGAAACAGTATATACTTTACACTTATTTCACCAGTAATAGGAAATAAGTTATTTAGCTTATTATGAATATCTAGTAAAGTGCTGCCTTCTGGTACCGGTTCCGTAAAAGAACTAGTTCTTAGTGGGTGTGGGGCTGCTGTAAGCATTGCGCTTTCAGTAGCCTGCTGAGGCTCGGCGCTGTACTCATAAAAGCCAACAAATCGCTTTTTCCACTTAGGCGAATCTAACCTCTCTACAACTACCTCTACGCCGCCGCGACCAGCGTGTATAAACTGATTGTTGCCTACATAAATACCTACGTGAGATAGATGTCCTAATACTTTAAATAACACTACTGAGCCGACAGCACCTTCTTCTACAGATACCCAATTGTCCATATTAGTAGTTACAGCAATAGCTACGCTCTCGGCATCGTCTGCACTTGTGTAAAGTTCTGCAAAGCTAGGTAACTCTACGCCGAACTCCTGCTTATAAACAAGCGCAACTAAACCCCAGCAATCAATGCCGGTTTCATCGCGTCCCTTGTCTTTATAAGGTATTCCAATATATTTATTATACCACATTAAAAAAGTCCTGGAAAATATTGGGGCGTAAAAGTAAAAGCCGGAAAAGGCTCTACCGCGTAGTTTATCATAGCAAGATCCGCTTGAACAGAATCTGCACTATATGTAAAGTTAGTTATGTAAAATCCGGGAAAACTTGCCTCAATGTAGTTTGGTGTAGAAGCTAACACCAAATCAATATCTACACGTGGTGGTCCGGAAATACTACGTATAATAGGTATTACGTGTCTGGTTACATCAGTAATTGTAATACTACATCTTGGAGCACTGCTATCTTCTTCAGAAGGTAAACTTACATTTATTGGTAAAAATAGGTAATCGTTACCATTTGACGTTACACCATATGCCACCTCTCGCGGCGTTTCGTATATACGTTTAGTGTATCCGTCAGCTAATCGTGCTACTACGGTATTTGTATTGATAGGATCATATACAGTAAGTAACATAATTAGTGTGTCGTCTGACTCTGTGCTAAACATAGCACGTAGAGCTGCAGGCGATAACTTTCCGCTGGCTGATATTCTACTCATGGTAATATTTCAAACTTTAATGATACGTTCCAGTAGCCTGGAGCTAAGTATGCCGTTGTAAATAGCTGGCCATCCTGTTGAGGGACTATACGAACTTCTACTATAGTATTTTTACGTGGGTGTGTAAAACCAAACCTAGCAGTGCCATCAAGTTGATCAAGTACAAAATCCGTAAGAGTTTGTACTTGATCTGTAGTCATAATAAACTGCACGTCCATACTATCTGGACGTGCACCTCTGCGACGCTGTTTAGCTGGACCTGCATCCATATTAGTACGAAGTATTAAGGCACCAATACTTTCTTGGAATCCTTTTTGTGGCGCTTGAGGCAGCGAACTAGGCCAAGTAAAACTGTAAGCCATATTTTATCTCCTTACTAAGGCAGGCGTTAGATTGAAGTTGGATCTCATAGCAGATTGTGTAGAAGAACCTGGTCTAGACATTTCTCCGGAAACCATGTCACCAACAATTACTTCAATTCTACGATTACCGCGACTGTCAGTTGTTTCTTTGGTTTCTGCCTTGTCCTTGCTATTGTTAATAACTACAACATCTACTTTTGGAGCAGGTTGATTTGCACCTTGTGCACGCACACCAAGAGTACCACTACTATCACGGGTTAGTGGCATAATAGCTTCAGGACCTGCTTCACCCATTAAACCTGTACCTTGTGCAAATTTAAACAGTGTAGGACTACTTACTATTGAATTAGTAAAAGTTCCACCTTGAGCAAATTTATTTACAGGCATTGCGTAGTCAAATGCACCGCCTTTTGCCAGTAATAGGTCAGCACTTCCTCCTGCAAGATCCATGCTAGAAGTACTTGCTGTAGCTGCGCTACCTTTATTTAGGAAACCTTTTAGCCAGTCAAAACCCATACTTAGCGGACTGGTGCCTATGTCATTGTCGCCCTTCATAAGTTTCCACATGGAGCTCATTTGCCAACGAAGTTCCATCTTAATAAGGTCTGATAGTAGTGACTGGAATAGGTCTTTAAAGCTTGTTTTGCCTGTACGCACAAACTCTTCAATCTTATCACCAATACCCATAAAAGCTTGCTCAAATCTGTCCTTTATAGCATCGATTTTCTTAGAATCTTCGTCAAGTCCGGTCATTTTTACAGAGTTTAATCGAACTCTAGCAGCGTATGCTGAGTTAGCTCCATC